TGTTGGAACCTTGAATCTCTCCATGGATACTATCGGCCACTACATTAGCATTTAAAGTTGTTGCGGTTATTGTAGAGGCAGAGATGGTGTTGGAACCTTGAATTTCTCCATGGATACTATCGGCCACTACATTAGCATTTAAAGTTGTTGCGGTTATGGTGGAAGCTGATATGGTGTTGGAACCTTGAATCTCTCCATGGATAGTATCAGCCACCACATTGGCATTCAAAGTTGTTGCGGTTATGGTGGAAGCTGATATGGTGTTGGAACCTTGAATCTCTCCATGGATACTATCGGCCACTACATTNGCATTNAAAGTTGTTGCGGTTATGGTGGAGGCAGAGATGGTGTTGGCACCCTGAATTTCTCCATGAATAGTATCGGCCACTACATTGGCATTCAAAGTTGTTGCGGTTATGGTAGAGGCGGAGATGGTGTTGGAACCTTGAATTTCTCCGTGGATAGTATCGGCCACCACATTGGCATTCAAAGTTGTTGCGGTTATTGTAGATGCTGAGATGGTGTTGGAACCTTGAATTTCTCCATGGATAGTATCAGCCACCACATTGGCATTAAGGGTTGTTGCGGTTATTGTAGATGCTGAGATGGTGTTGGAACCTTGAATTTCTCCGTGGATAGTATCGGCCACCACGTTGGCATTAAGGGTTGTTGCGGTTATGGTGGAGGCGGAGATGGTATTGGAACCTTGAATTTCTCCATGGATAGTATCGGCCACCACATTGGCATTAAGGGTTGTCGCGGTTATGGTAGAAGCTGAGATGACGTTAGAACCTCTGATGGTACCGTAAATATTAGTACTGATAGTGGTATTAGATGTGAGTTTTTTTGCTTCAACATTTCCGTACACCTTCACATCAATGTCTTTGGTGGTGAGAGGTGAAAGTGTGATGCCAGATGCATCACTGTGGGTGTAACCGATCATGAATTCACTTTCATCTCCACGGAACCCCATGGCAACATTTGCAGTCGGGCGTTTCATGATGACGCCGAGGTCGTTGGTGTCGAGGGGGTTGTTATTTCCCAACAGAATGAGGGGATCACCCACGGTCAGGTTATTGGCGGAAATCTGGGTTACGTTTCCGTACGTAGTGAGATTACCGTATATAGACACATCGGCATCCATGCGCAGTGTTCCGGCTGAAGGAGCTTGGATGGTTGAATCCGTAAGGACTTTATTATCCGTAACGATCGGTACGTATCCAACGGATAGGTCATTTACCTTTAGCACGTTCGTGGTGAGGACATTTCCAACCAATATGTCACCTTGTGTAGTCAATGATATATTTGAATTCGTGAGTATGAGTGTATTGGATATGGTGTTCCCCCTGTTGACAATGTTTTCGAGAGAAAGATTGGAAAGAGATCCACCGTCACCTAAATATTTCCTGGCTGAGATATCTCTGGTCGTCTGTAAAATTGTCGAAGCATTTTTGTTCATGAACAATTTGTCACCGAGATAAAAGTGGTGTGTACTACCTGTATTATCTATCGCCAGTCTATTATCTACTCGCACGTCGGATGCTTGCATTCTTCCAGAAACCTGCACCTGATTTAAGGCGTCTGTTCCGTTCAATAAAATAGATGGACCAACTTTCAGAGAACCTATGTCGGCTGATTCGGGTATGATTACTTTGTAATTACCCGTGTTACTGACGTACATGGCATTCGACACTGACAGTAAATGTTGGGGTTGTGTGTTGGCTATACCCACATTACTCGTCGTCGTGTTTCCAACGGCTGTGACTTCCTCTAAACTCGGAATACCCAGGGCTTGGCTCGCCAGCACACCTGAATTTTTAATCTCTTTGGTTACCGTGTCGTAAAGCATGAGATATGAATTTGGATCGTTGTTCTCTCTGATCGGGGTCATGTAAATGGCACCTGGTGTACTGGTATCGATCTGTTCGTTCGATGCGTTAAAAACAATCGTATTTTCTCCCTGGTCATCCGTACAATTTTTACCAAATCGAATCTTCGTGGAACGTTCCACGGTACTTAGATTTTTGACCATTATAGTATATTGTTGTATTTTAATTTGCATACATGAGACCCGCCATACCGTTGTCCACCCTAAGGATGTTGTAGTTTACAGCGTATATGGGGTCTGTGATGCGTTTACTCTGGCTGTGTATTTTGGCAGAGTCTAACCGACTGAAATTGAGAGAACCCGTGGGTTGTAAGGAGCTCGTGTTGAGACAGAAGCAGTACAGGAAAAAGTCTGGACTCGTGACGAAGTTTGTGTGATAGTAGTTCATGACATCTATAAAGTGTGGTTTGGCCCATTTGTACACGCCTATGTCTACGCTGTTGATGCTCATTTTTATCTTGTTGTCTGTGGAAGTGAGTGCACCTCCTGTGGCTGTGTTGGAGCATGCGAGATACTTGACAGGGTGGTTGAAGGTGAGTTCTTGCACGAGTTCTCCGGATGGAATATTCTTCTGCACCTGTGTGATGAGGATGTTATGGGGCCTGGAGGCCATGATTCCTCGTTCTTCATTGTCCAGATAATAGTAATTGGCGTAGGCTTCCACGTTGTAGTTGCCGGCGTCTGGCCCCCAATGGATTCTGAGTTCCACATTGTGATACTGAAGTGCCACGAGGGGTATGGCTGACTGAGGACCTTCGCAGAAGAAGAAGCGAAGAGGATAAAAGTAAGACCTGGCGCTCACACCGGGGTGAGTACCGTTTGAACTCTTCGAAACGTTTTGAGCGTAAGTATCTATGGCAATCTTTTCCGTGAATATGGCATCTTGAGAGTCGATGACATGTCCTCCGATGAGAAGTTCTACGTGATCTATGATGGTGTCCCATCTTTGGATATCGAGTGCTTGAGAGAGATCGTCGAGTGTGAAATAGGTGTACCCCAGAAGGTCACCGTTTCTCTCGAATTTGATGGTCGACATGGAATTACCTTTCACAGCCCCTTGTATCGTCTGTTTTTCGACGGACTGTGAAAAGTTAGAATGTCTCTTGAAAGTGGATGTGAAGAAGGAAATTTCGGGTTCACCCACGATGTGTTCATCTTGGGCGCCGACGGCTATGAGTTGAACTATTCCAGAGGACATTTATAATAATACAGGTTAAAAAATAATCAAACTAGCGCCCTGGAAGGTTACGCATCTTCGTGACGAAACGCAAAATAAAGTAATTATCAGTCGTACCGGGAATGGTATCACCGTCTTGATTTCTCAGGGTGAAGGTCAGGCGTCCGAGTTTCCTGATGGGTGTGATGTACTGCTGTACCACTGGGTAATTGTCAGCGAAACTGAAATTACCGGAACCATCACACAGGAGGGTACCGAAGGATCTATTCAGTGAGGTGAGAGCCGACTGCCCCTGTAAGTCGGACGTGGCTCTTTGACTGAAGTTGGTGTTTAACTCTTCTATGGATATGTGACATACATTAGATGAGCTGGTATGAATCTGTGCGGCAGTCAGGCGAGCCTGTACAACATTTTCCAGGGGCTGCTGTAAAAACACAGAGAATGTATTTTTACTCGGCTGATCCACTGTATCTATGACTATGGTATGATATTCGTGTTCAAAATCAGGGATTGTCGATTGCGGTGCGGTCACGAGAGACATTTATATAAACTCAGATTAAAACACCACCGATTCCGTCGCTGATCTCGTAGGATGCGTGGTCACTGACGAGCTGCTGACCACCGCAGATGCCTTGGACATCGATGTTGTAAAAGTCAGCCTCCTTGGTGGGACCAGCGAGGCACTCTGTGCTTCGGGGGAGGGTGAAGATGGACTTATCGCTCTTGGACTTGGTGGTGATCTCCTTGGGCTGATACAGGCTCATCTTGGGATCGCGGGGAGCGCTCATGAACATGATGATCACGAGAAGGATGATGACCACGGCGATGGCGTTGAGAGTGCTACGGTTGGTGGCGTTGATTTTCATTTATAGTGTGACAATATTTTTTTTATTAAGTGCGTTAAAGACAAAAGAATAGTTTCATCATAGAGAGTAATGGACGGTGAAATTATTCTCGACCGTGGAGAATCGAACGTTATGAAACTCGACGAGCATGAACAGGCGATGATGGATGAGATACAGTTGGATTTCCCCAAACCCCAAACGATGTCCCGTGGGCGTCCACCTCCTGGGAGAGCCCCACCCCCTCCGGCGTATCAAGAGGACATCAATGAGTTTGCGAACCCCATGAAGCAGAGCGCTCCTCCTCCCCCCCAACAAGAGGACCCCATCGACTATGGTGAGGAAGAACCGGACTACGGCGGTGCTGGCGGTGGTTATGAGGGACCCATGGAAGAGGAGGAGCAGCCATCCCCTGGGTACAAGACCATCGATGAGGAGAAGGCTGACTTGGTGAATAAGTTGGGTCGGCTTGAGAAGAAGGGTTTCACGGTCAATAAGAGACTCAACGCGTACTCTCCCGTCGATGAATTACGCACGGAAGTGAAGCGTATCACATACAGCATTGAGGTTGACAAGTCTGTGAAGTTTTCCAGGCGCATGTTGATCGCCTGTGTGACTGGTCTCGAGTTTTTAAACAAGCGCTACAATCCCTTCGATGTACAACTGGATGGATGGTCTGAAAATGTGATGGAGAGCGTGGATGACTACGACGAAGTGTTCGAAGAGCTGTACGTGAAGTACCGCACGAAGATGAAGATGGCACCGGAGGTGAAGTTGATCATGATGTTGGGTGGTAGTGCGATGATGTTTCATCTGACGAACAGCATGTTCAAGTCGGTGATGCCCAACATGAACGACGTGATGAAGCAGAACCCCGATCTCATGCAGAACATGATGAGTGCTGTCCAGAACACGATGGGTGCTGCCGCTGCCGGTGGACAGCCACCATCCACCGGTGGAGAGTCGGGGCGTCACGAGATGAAGGGGCCCGGTTTGGACATCTCCAGTCTGATGGGCAACATCATGATGCCCCCTGCCCCTCCCATGAACACGATGCGTCAGCAGGTGGCTCCACCCGAAGAGGAGGACGACGATGACATTTCGGACATAGTGGCTGATGAAGAGTTGCCTGAAAATGAAGATGAAATCAAGGAGGTCAAGGTACCCACGGCAAAACCTAAACGCGGTGGTCGCAAGAAGAAGGTTGAAATTAATTTGTAATCCTACTATAAATGATAGGGTATTGTCCAATTGAATTTGATGAGCCACAGGCTCCTGTGAATCCCCCAGTAAAGCGTAAGATTCCCGTGAAGTCTCAGTCAGTAGTGGAAGACACTACTGAGTGTAACTATGTGGTGATGTTTTTCATAGTGGGTGTGTTGGCATTGGCGGCTATGGATTCTATGAAGAAGTAGAGTTTTCGAGGGCATCAAGTCGCTCGAGCACTGATGCGAGTTGTGCCTCGAGTGCTTTATTTTTTTTATCCAATTCTTGAATAGCCCCTATGGCTAATACAAAAATACCGTTATAATTGAGAGATAGTGGGGTTTCGGTCACTACACTTGTGGAATACGACTGAGTAGTTTCAGTATATTCAACCTGTTCTTCAAGTGGTAGTTCATAATATACACTCGCTGGTATGACGTTTGATGTAACCGAATGAACGTATACATTATCTGGTGTATACCCTGTATGCGTGTTTGAATTGTATTCTTCTATAGAAATACTTTTAGTGATGGGTTTTGTCTCTTCGCCATGGACCAGAAATGAAAGTTCGGGTATCTGTCGAACATGTTGGGCGACAAATCCATATTCTTGACCATACACGTATTTATTTTTGACATTTTCCCATTCTTCGTCTTTGGGTATCCACACACCTTCATAATTCAAGGGTAATTCCATTATTTTTTCGTACTTTTGTGGTTTGAGTTTGTTTATGATACTCAAATGATCTGGGATACTCTGTTCATTATATTTTATTCGATCATCGGAACCATTAAGACCACCACTCGAATAGAATAAACTACCGTTAACATGTAGTGTATATGTTGGTGAGAGTGTCGCAACACCCACATTTCCTCCACCTGGGTTTAGTGAAATATTGTTATATCCAACACTATTTTCATTTGCTTGAATTACACCGGTACCATTATCAAGCAGTGCGAACTCTAAAGCTCTTGATGCGTAAGTACCCAGATTGTTTAGTATACGTAACTGTCCATTGTGTTGTACTGTATATATATAATCGTTAGAACCGAGTGCATCTATTATAGCAAGTTTATTATTACCACCACTGATACCATCTCCTATTGTTACATTCCCACCCATGAGAACCCATACGTCATTGAATAAACCTCTTACTTGTAAACCATAATTACATTCCGGAGTTGAAGGTTGAATGGTTTGCACCGTTTCATAAGAATAATTAGGAGAATCGATATATATGTCATATACACCGGATTGATATATATCTGGTTTAACCCATAAGTAATATGAAAAAACGTCAATGACTTCGTAGTAAAATCTATATGTTATAAAGGCACTTCCTTGTGTTCCGTTTATTATCGGTGTACTACTATAATGTCTTAAAACCGTGAATGTACTACCCGAATATTGACTATTACCAGCGTCTACTATATGTATTTCACTTGGCTCAGATTGTGTACTAAATCTTCCCAAATAAATGTTCGCATATTCACCATCGGTACTCGTGTAATTTATATAATTTACAAATGTTCTACCCGTTCTATTTATGTTTCCCGAAACCTCTAGGGCCTCCGTGGGGTTGGTCACACCCACACCCAATTTACTTTGTATAGTCGCTGTTCCACCCACCGACAATAACTCATCGGGTGGTCCATTGTCATAAAGATTTTGCACGGATGGGGATATTCCCAAGAATGTATTCCAGTAATTTACCATGCCTATATACGCATTATGAATACCATTCGTCGAGTGACCTATTCTAAGGATTCCACTATATGATATCGACGAAG